TTGCATTGCATCTAAAGCAGATGTAGCAGCACCAACAGAACCAGTAACCCAAGTTTTCATTCTTCGGTCATCAGTTTGTGAAGCTCTATATCTAACATGTAAGAAAGGACGCTTAAGGTTTCTTCCTAATTGTTGATCATAAACTGAAGATACACCAGCTGGAATCATAACCCCTCTAATAGCAGCGCTAGTAGCAGCGTCGTTAATACCACCTCTTGTAGCTTTGTCGTTTAAGTATCTCATATCAGATTTATAGAAATCATAAGAACCTCTACGGAATCCAGAGAAACCTAAGTTTAATGCCATGTCCTCAGAGTTGTCAAACACTCCGTAAGAAGTACCACCTGATCCATATGAATTCATTGAAGCTAACATATCATCTATCGCTAACGACACACCTCTATTAACAAACATCATGTTTTCTTCAATAGCGCCTTGATTATCAAACTCAGCTAAGATTAAATCAAATTCAGCTAAATCAGTAGCAGCGTTAACACCAGTAATACCTGAAGTAACATTACCTCTAGATTCGATAGCTGCGAATAAACCTTCAGTACCTCTTGTTCCAATAGTATCAGCATTAGCCATATCTCTAATTGATTTATCAGCAAAACCAATAGTTGAACCAGTACTAGTTTTCTCAGCTTCTAACATTGCCATTTCTAAGTAATCAGTAAAACGCATTCTAGTTTCACCTTCAGCTTTTAAGTACCATAAGTAACCAGCAGTACCGTCTTCACCAGAAACTTCAACCCAACCTATTTGCGAAGCGTCAGATCCAGAGATTTCATAGTAATCTTTCATGATAATTGGCTTGTTACTGAAAGACTTGAAAGTAGGCGTTAAAGCTGTTCTTCTTTCAGAATTCCATGTACCAGTAATATCAGAGTAAGACTGTCCTTTAGCGTATTCAGAACCTATAACCAATAAAGTAACTGATTTAGATGTTGTACCATGACCAGTCATAGTAGCAGCGTCATAAGCCTCAAGCGAAACAACAGCTGAAGCTGGAGTTTCTACTACTAAAGCTTTAGTAACTTTACCAGCACTAGCTACAAGCACGATATCATTAGTTCTAATACCGTGAGTGGTAGTTAGTGTGTTACCATCTATGTCTGATTCTACTTCAAAAGTACCTGTAGTATCACCAGCTACAACTACCTTACCTTTGTAAGATAAATGTAATCTTGATTGTTCAGACCATACAACTTGATCAGATGTCATAGCCTCTTCAGCTCCCACTTGTGAAAGAAATCCTGAAATAGTTCTGTTACCGAATACTTCAGCTTCTTTCTCCATAAGATCTGGTAAATATTGTTGAGACCAATCATTAGTCCCACTTGTAAAATCGATGTAGTTTGAAGCTAGTGTTTGTTGCTGTGGAGCAGGTACACTATTCAAATTTCCACCTGGATTTGTAATTGCCATAATTTTTTAATTTTAAATTATTATTTGTTTTTATTTTTAATTTTGAACTTAAAATCATTAGAGTTATCACCTAACACCTTGAACTTTAAACCGCCTGTTTCTATTTTACCATGACTTTGTCTTGGATCCATATTAACATTTTTGGCTTTAGCAATGCTATTTTTCATAGCATCAGCTTTTCCTTGTTCATAAAAATGTTTTGCGACAGCATCAGCGTTCATAGCTGTATAAAGAGATTTATGATAACCCTCAATATCTTTAATATAATTATTTTTATCTAAAAACTTTTTAGTAAAATTATTTAAATCAGCTTGAGTATTTTTAATCTCCTCAGCATTGTTAACATTAAATCTGTATCTTTTATCACCAACGTTATATTCAAAACCTTTGAACTTGTTGTTGAAAACATTATCTGTTTTCTTTAAAAAATCAGAGTTAATCGCTTTTGTCTCTTCTTGATTTTTGTTATATCTATTAAAGAAATCCATAGCTTTTTGTTGCTCATTAGTGAGTTTACTTCCAGCTTTGATGTCTTCATAGTATTTGGACTTTTGCCCGTCCAAGTGGGTTCTAGCGCTGGCAACTTGCTCTTTTAACGCTAATTTTTTTCTTCTTATCTCTTTTTCGTCATCACTTTCTTCGTCATAAGAGAAAGAATCTTCCATAAGGAAGTTAATTTCTTCTGCATTTAAATGCGGTTTTGTTTTTCTATAGTATTCGTATAATAAATCTTGATTATCTAATTTACTATAATCCGTATTTAAAGCTACATAATCATTTATATCACCACCAGTTTCTTCCATGAAATCAACTAACTTTTGGATATTTTCAGGAAGAGGTTGACCTGTTGCTTCAGCTTCTGCTACTGCTTCATCAACTTGCTCTTGCACTTCTTCAACTTTTTCATTTACTTTTTCATCAGTAATTTCTTCTAGTGTTGGAGTTTCTTGTGCTTCTGTTTCCGGTTGTACTTCTTCTTGTTTTTGTGGGGCGTCGGCATCTTTAGACTCTGGAGCCACTCCCTCGTTGTTAGTGTTATTTTCTTTAACTTCATCTTCTACTGGTTTTGGTGGTTTATTTAAATCAACCTTAGTTATAGATTCTTCTTCTATAATAGGTTTCATTTTCATTTTCTCTTTAACCTTAGTAACATTTCCTTTTGTTTCGTTACCGGTTGGTTGTTGTTCTTTTTTTGCTTTTACTTTTAATTTACCAACCTCGTTATCCACGGTTGGTTCTTCTTTTTTTGCCATAATATAATATAATAATAGTTAATAATTTATCTAGGATCAAAAGCGCCTAAATCAAAACCCCCAGTCAACGTGTCATTACCTGATGACTCAAAGTTTTTAGGTGGTTTTTGATTAGTTCTTTGATCGATCAATTCGCTTTGTTGTGTTGCTTGAATCTTTGTTCTTTTATCTTTTCTATCTTCTTTTTCAGATTCTTTGCTTTTTAAAGCTTCTACTTCCACCTGCTTTAATTGCATGTTTAATTGAAATTCAAAAGCCATAAGTTCTTTTTTAACCTTGGCTTCTTCCATCATTTTTCTAAGTTCTAATTGTGATTTGATTTCTTCTAACTCAGCTTGACTTTGAGATATAGCTTGATTTTTCATCATTTCGGTTTGAGCGATATCTCGTTGAGTTTTTGATTGAGCTTCTGCTTGAGCTTGTATATTCTGCTGTTGCATCAACTGATCTTTCTCTTGTTTCTTTTTTCTACGTACTTTAAGAAGTTGATTAGCTAGTTTAACGTTTTTAATCTCTCTAAGATCAATAGCATCTTCTAATTCTATGTTTTGTTGTTGAATAGCTTGTTGGATATTATTCTCTAGCAACTGTTTTTCTTCTTCATCAGGAGCTAACTCAAGGAAAATACCAAAATCATACAAATGTAAACTAGATATTTCTTCTAATGTAGCTACGTTGTGAACACCTATCTGCTGTATGAAAGCATCTTTTGTTGGTGAATATTCTATGATATCAGATATTCTAAGTGATAAACACTCTGCGACATTAGACGTTAAGTATAATCCAGAATTCAATATATGTCTAGTTGCAACGTTGGAATTAGCAGCTGCCATTTTTTGTATACCAACTAAAGATTTTGGATCAGGCATACTAGCATCTCTAGCTTCATTTAATCCGGTCACATCTCTTATCATTTGTAAGTAATAATTATAATTAGCAATTAAAGCTTGCATTTTATTACCTGCGCCCATACCATTTGATATCTCTTGAATAGGTATCTTACCTGGATTCATATCACCTTCTTGTGTCATGGATCTACCAATAACAGAACCAGTTTGGAAGAACATGTTTAACGCTTCTTGTGGATTGTAATTTGTTCCATTACCTAAATCAATCTCAGCTAAACCATCAGCGTCTAAATAAACACCATCTGGGGTCATTCTAGACATTACCTGCTGTAGTTTAAGATGTGTTAATTGAATCATATCAGCAAAACCAGTTATACGTTTTACCAAAGAATCTATTTTACCGTTGTAAGTTCTAGGAGCAACAATAGAGTAATTCATTTTAACTTTAGTATAATCACTTTTAGGACGTACCATATTTCTTGCCATTTCCCATTTAAGTAATTTATCTGTACCTAAGACAAGAGCGCCTTCGTAAAGACACTCTATAGATTTTAATAACTTAGAATAACCACCTTCCATATTTTCTGGTGGATTAAATTGATCATCTTTAGGTATAATTTTTTCAGCTCCTGTTCCTGTTTCTTTTACTTTATAAACCTCATTCATATAGGTTTTATAATTAAAGTATAAAATTTGTATTTTATTATTATCCTCTTTATCCGTGGTATATTTATTGTGATTATTATTTCTATGATAAGATTTATTTTTCATTATATCTTCTAAATCAGATTGAGATAAATGAGGAAATTGTTTTGCTAATTCATTTACTGGTATAGATTTAACTTCACCAACATAATATATATCATCAAAATATGGAGAATCTGTATAAGAGTAAACTAGATCTGCTGGATCAACATAATCTATCACAACTCCTTCTGATGTATTGAAAGATGTTTTCACAGCACCTATACCTAATACGGTTAAATCATAATAAAATCTCTTTTTAATTAACTCGTAATTACTACCTTCCATTAAAACATTTATAGCTTGCTCTTCTGCTATTTCTACAGCTTGCTTGTAATTAAGCTGCATGTGTAATCCTAGTTCTTCTTCTGTATCTGGTAGTTTTTCAATTTTATTTTCATATAAATCTATTCCGAAACTTTCTAAAACATAATCATTTAATTCTTTGCTACGCATATCACCCAATATAGATTCCATGTATTGTGTTCGTTTACTAACGCCATATGGGTCTTGAGAGTAAGCTTTTATATCATACGTTCTTTCAGCAATACCATTAACTACTATGTCTACAAACTTAGGAATAATTGGAACAGGTGTCCAGTCTAAATTAAGATAGGACAAATCACCGTTTATAGATAACTCATCCTTATATTTTTGTATAGACTGTTCGCCCCTAGCGTACAATCTAAGATTATGAAAATTATTTAAATTATTTTTATATCTATTGTTATTTCTATCATTATTAAACCATTCGGTTTCTATAGCTTTTGCTACTCTTAAACCGTAATCATAACTTAGTTTTTCTACATCACTTACAACTTGACTCGGGAAATAACTTTTCATGCCAGACTCTGCCATATTTATTCTTTAATTATTTGTGACATACTACCAGTATTTTTATACTTTGATATGTTTATGTTTAAACTAGGTTTTTCTATTTTCGCATTTGGTGCGTATAAATGTCTATTGTTAGCCATTACCGCTAAACCGCTACTTATTGTAGCGTCAAACTTTGTTCTTTTAGTTATATCAAATCTAGCCCAATCGTTTAATGTTCTATTAAAATATAAATCTCCAAATGTTCCATCTTGTTTCATGCCTACGTGATCTTGTATATACATCTCAATTGCTGCCGCGTGAGCTTGTTTTATATCTTCACTTGAGTTTGGTATTCCACCAACTTCTTTTTCTGCTACGGATAATTTATTCCAAATTTTATCCGGTCTATTCATACTAAATCCTCTATAACCTCTTCTTCTAAGATAATAAAGTAATCTAGGTTTATTGTTCTCTGCAAGTATTGGCATTCCATAGAAAACTATTGCCATAAGAACGTCTTCAAAAAATATTTCTGCCGTAGGTGGTCTTGATAAGTACTCTAAAAAGAAACTATTCGCAGGAGCGTCCTCCATACTAAACCTGGTTAAGCCGTGTAATGCTCCTTTAGATCCTTCTCCATCTACGGTACCTGATATATCATAAGAGTCGCAACCAAACGCTCCCATGTGTTCGTTACCAGGATATCTCACACCATTCTTTAATATAACTTTATTTTGTATTTCGGATTTTGGAACCCAACTTACTTTAAAACGTCCTTTTGGATCTGGATAAAAAATTACTTGTGAATCTTTAATTCCATTAACCCATTGAAAATTACCTGTTGTAACTCCCAACGTTCTAGTCATTTCTTCGTTATAATCTATTTGTTCGTATATTTTAACTAAGTTAAATATACTGCCTTTTGCTTCATCTCTAAATGCGTGTTCTTCTGTTCTTGGAAATTGACGGTAAAACTCATTTAAAGCATCTTGATCATCTTTTAAGCCATCAGCCTCGTTTTGCCAATTGTCTATTACACCTACATCTATTAATTCACCGTCTGGTGCGAGCACATCGATATCAGGAGTATTAAAGACTGGAACTCCATACTCGTCAATAAATCCTTCGTAGTTCCATTCCATTGGGATAAACAAAGAGTAGAGACCAGACTTCGTCTGACCGTTTCTATTTCTTCGTGTGACATCTGATGCGTTGTATAGTTTTTTGAAGTTTTCTCCACCTTTATCTAATGCGTTTGAAGTAGAGCCCATCATGCATTTACCAATAATTCTACTACCTAATCGTAAACATGTTTTTGTAACTCTCCAGTTATTTAAAATATTATCGGGTCTCTCCCATTTACCACTTTCATCATGTACTAGTAAATTAAGTTTTT